GCTTGCGAAGTGATTGCATCGAGGCGAGCATTGCGCGCGGTAGCGGACAAACCAATCGTCATGCGTGACTCCAATGAAAAAAGCCCGCACGCGGCGGGCTATTGATGCGATAGGGGAGGGGATTACTTGCCGAACTTCGCGGACATGCCGAGGCCGGTCAGCAGCGCGCCAGCGCCGATTCCGTATGCCTGCATGTCGAAGGGCTTGCCCGCGACGACGGAATAAATTTCGAGACCGAGGCCGATCAGGATTGCGAGCGCGGAGAACGCGTAACTCGGTTCCAATGTGGCGCCGTCGTCGCCTGTCACGAGGTCGAGCAGCTTTTTAAACATCAATGAACCTCATCAGGAGAGAAAACGAAGTCGTCACGCATGACCTTCTGCGCGATCCACATCGGATAGGGCAACATGTGGATGCCGTGATTCACGCCGCGATGATGCTTCTCGCAGAGAACGCGCATGTTGTATTCGGAGTCGACGAAATCGGCCGGCTCCTTGAACGTCGACCAGTCGAAGCCGGGATGCATCGCGCGCATCTTGTCCCAATCGACGCCTTCGCTATCCGCCCACTCGATGTGCCAGTGATGCACCTCGCGCTTTTCCTTCGTGCCGCAGACCCAACAGGGCGTGTCGAGAACCGCGACTAGGTGATGCTTCGTTTTGCGGAACAGCGCCGACTCGGTGCGCGGCGGGTGATCGGGGTAATTGATCGAGAAGTGAATCGTTCCGTTCTGGGTGTGTTCGTGCATAAAAAAGCCCGCGCGAGGCGGGCGTTTGCGTTAGATGCCGAGCGCGGCTTTCGCCTTCGCCCACCGTGCGCGCCGCTGATCGGCGCCGAGCATCGCGGGATTGATGCGACGGGTGATCGCGTCAAATTCCCCCGCGTCCGCGAGCGCGTTCAAGCCGTGATTGATCCAGAAGAAGCCCGCGACAAGCGCAGCGGTGTTCGCGTCGTTGCGCACTAGGTCGGGGTTCGCAACGACGTCAATGCCGATGTCTTTCGCGGCGTCTGCGAAGTTCGCGCGAAAAGTTGTCTGGACCAAACCGGAGCCGCGAAATTTGAAGCCGTCGCCGCTCGCCGCGTTGCCGTTGCCGTACTTGTTCGCGTAGACCATGTTCGCGATCTGCTCTTGCCGCGCGAGCGGAACGGCTTTCTCGTTCGGTTGCCGGCCGTACTTGACCGCGACCGAATACGTCATCACGCGCGGGAAATTCGCCATGAGCGCGGGGATCGCATAATTGAACGATTCGGACGTCGCGCCGAGCGAGCCGGATTCGTGGCCGACCTGGGCGAGAAATGCCGCGAGGCGTTGCGGCGTGTTGATCGAGTAGCGCTCGCATGCGGCGGTCAGCGGTGCGGCGAATTTGGCCGCGTTCACCGTCATCGACTGGCATGCGTTTTCGAGTAGAGCCGGCGTGATGTTCATGGCTTATCAGCCTTCGAATCCAGCTTGTCTTCGATGCGCTCCAACTTCGCGAATACGGCGTTGATTGTCCGATTCAGGTTGTCGAGCGCCTTTTCCAGCGTGTTCGACGTCACAAAGGTCTCGGCGCAATGCAATTTGAAGTCCGCATGCGCTGTTTCCAGCTTCTCGACGCGCGAGTGCATGCTGCGAAACATCCACCAAATGACGGCGCCGCAGCCAGTCGCGAGAAGAATCAGCCAGCCGTTGAGAATGTCGAGGTTCATCGAGCGTCCAAAAGAAAAAGCCACCCGAAGGTGGCTTGATTGAAAAAACATTGCGATTTCGAAGTTAATCCCGCACAAACCCCGCACGCAGGTCGCCGGCGCGACCCGATATAATTGCCGTGACAATTACATGCCCCTGCGATGAATGAGCAACACCACGAAACTTGAGTCAGTCCAGGCACTGCGCGGCTTCGCGGCGCTCTACGTCTTCACCTTTCACGCGAAAATCCCGCTTCCTCTATGGTCCGAGGACGCGTCCGCTACGCTGTTGCACATTACGAACAACGGCTTTATGGGCGTTGACATCTTCTTCGTGATAAGCGGCTTCATCATGGCTTGGGTGGCTGCCATGCGGTCCAATGATGGTCCGCTGGCGTTCGCGCTGAAGCGCTTCTTTCGGGTGGCGCCGCCATATTGGATCGCTACGTGCGTGACGCTGTATCTGCTAGTGACAGGCAATACGTCAGACGGGTTGCTAAAAAGCCTGATGTTCTATCCGCTTTCGAGTCACGGCGGGCCGTTTTACGGTTACGCGCTACTCAACACAGGATGGACGCTGAATTACGAGATGCTTTTCTATGCACTGTTCTGTGCCTCGCTGCTGTTCGGCAGATATTCTCTGATTGCCCTTGTCATCGCGATTTGCGGGCTCGTCTTCGGCTTCCCGATCCTGAGCGGCGACGGATTCAGCGTGGACGTCACCCGCCAACTGAGCGTCAGCGAGCCGTATCTAATGCTCGCCACGAATCCCATTCTGCTTGAGTTCGTGCTCGGCATCGGATGCGCGGTCATCTACTCAAAACTGCGAGGCAAGACGCCAAAAGTCGTTGCTGCGGTACTTCTGGCACTGGGCATCTCCCTGATGGCATGGACGACGACGCGCGACGGAATCAATAGCGGGATCGAGGTCGGCATCCCGGCGGCCGTCCTGTTGCTTGGCTCCTTGCTATCCGAGGATTCCGGATTGCTCAGAGTGCCGCGTTTCGCGTCATGGCTTGGAGAGATTTCGTTCTCTTTCTACCTCGTCCATGCGGCGATTGTGCAGTTGGTACGGTATAAGGTGCCTCCCCCGCTCGGCAGCGCCGGCACGTACGGGCAGATGCTTTTCGAGCTTGGGATTATCCTGCTCGTCGCGTCTTGCTGGCATCGGTTCATCGAGACGCCATCGGCGCGGCTCGGCATATCTCTGGCGGGGCGCCTCTCCTTACTGACGAAGGATCTGCGCCCCAAGAGACGGGTTGCGCGGGATCGACTACCAGGTGATCGCCTGAACGGCGGCGACAGTCGTCGCGGCGTCAATGTCGGCCTTCAGAGTAGCGCGCCGTTGAAACGCGACCCACCCCTGCGCGAGCATAACAAGGTACAAACCCTTGAGGTCGGCAAGCGTGAAAGCGACGAGTGAGTTATCCGCAGTCTTCCAGAAGAAATTTTCTGGCACCGCGCCCGCGATCTGATAGCCCTGAACAGCCTGCATCAGCACGGTTTGACTATCCGCGTCGGCCTGAAAAGTTTGCGTCACCCCTGCCGCCGTCTTGAATATTACGCTCGCTTGAATAGCTGCGGCATACGCGGCGTCGATCGCTTCTTTTTGTGCCGCTTGCGCACCAGTAAGCGTCGACGACGGATTTATGAACGCCTGATAGCGTGAGTCGCTCGGATCGATCGTCGCCTGATTAGGGAACGACGCCTGATCTTGCGGGCATCCGAAAGAGGCGATGATCGTCGTTTCGGTTGCATCGCTAAATTGAACGTAGACCTTCATTCAGACTCCTAGATTGTATATCCGGTTACGAAGATATTGAACGTCACTGCGCCGCCGCCGCTGATCGTGCTATAACCGATATTTTGCGAATTGACATAAGCATTCGAGAACGGCGCGACAGATGCATTGTTTGATAAGCAATATAAGTCGAAAGGGTGAGTATTGATCGCGCCGGCGCCCCCAGACGTCCACAGGTTGATTGCCATCAAAACAGTAGAAGTCGACAGCAGGCTTATATAGCCTGAATATAACCGAGCATTCAAGGGAACCGCAGATGCGATTGACAATGACGTCAGTCCTTGTGCAGTCGTTGTGTTCAGTACCTGTACGGCGGCTTGAAAGAATTGGCGATCACGCTGAATCCCGATCACAAACTGGCCACTTCCGTTGGTCGGCCACACGCTCACCAGCCCCGACGCGGTGTATCCGCCCGGCATGTTTGCGCCGCCGTAGATGCTCGGCGCGGCGGCGCTCGTTGCATTCGTCGCAAGCAGGGCGCTCGCGCCGGTCGACGGGTTGTAGATGGCATAAAGCGCGACATAGCCCGACGTCGGCGCGCTCCCGGCGTCCATGCCGCCAGGGCCGGTTGTGGCGAGGTTGATCGTCTTGCTGAAGTTGGCGAGCTTGAATGCCTGGCCGCCGAGCGCAGTTTCGACAATGATTTCGTCGGCCGTGAGCGATGCCGAGGCACCTGCTGTTGTGACCGACATCGAAAGGTTTCGAACCAGCCCCGCGACGCCGTTCGGCGCCTGCTGAATCTGCGTCAAAAGAGGCGCCGCCAGGAACGGTGCGGCCGATACCTTTGCGATGTTCGCTGCGGTGACGCTCGTCGCGCCATATGCGACCGTAACCGTATAGAGCGCGATCTGTCCGTTCGGCGTTGCGGGCGTCAACTGGTTGCCGGTCGTCGCCGGTACGCCCGTCGTGAGCGTGAGCGCGACCGTATCTTGACGCGTCGTGTTCTGCGATGCGCCGGTTCCACTCGGACCGCTGTACGCTTGCGACGGGTTCGCCGCGTTGTAATACGGCAGCACGACAGCGTTCGTATCGGCTTCGAGGAACGACGCGGAAATGAGATAGACGATCGACTGCCCGGACGTCACAGGCGCGGGCGTGTTGAAGGTCTGCGCGGTCTTGAGAATGCCTTGCTTCTGCGTGACGGTCGAATCGGCCGCGAGCGAAGAATATGCCGTCACATCAAGCGCGGCCTGCGCATACACCGCGCCAGGCTGCACGATGACATTCATCGCAGCGGGCGTGTTCGGAACACAGCCGAGGCCGGTGAAGATGGTCGAAGTGCCGAGAACGTCTTGCGCGAACTGACCGAGCGCGAAATGGACGTTCTTGTTCGTGTTTAATATATCGGTTTCGAGGGGTATCTGACCAGCCCAAACGAGTTGACGATCCAAGTGAATCTCCAATGAAAAAAGCCCGCGCGCGGCGGGCTTGGTGATGCAAATTGGCGGGGATTAGTTACACAGCGCCAAGTTCGTGCAGATAGCGTGTGATGCCGTTGTACAGAACGGTCATTTGTGTCGCGGTCAGCGACAGCCCGCCATGCGCTGCTGCCAGTTGCGTATTGGCGTCGGCGTAACCGCCGTTTGCTCCCAACAGAATCACGTTTGAACTGCTAATAAACGTGTCGGCCGCATATGTCACAGTTTTTACAAGCGCGCCGTTTAGGTACTTGTCATAGCCGGCCGCATTGCTTCGGTTTAGCGCGAAGTGGCCGGCCGTCGCCGCACTCGCGAAATTGTCGGCCGCTGTTTGGTTTAGACGTGAACTGAAGTTGCCGCCCGCCGTATGCGCCGATAGAATAATCGCTGAACTCGCTGCTGTGCCCAGAACCGTCGATGATGCGCCAGTACCGAGGATATACGCGCCGAAACTTGCGCTGTTTAGTTCTACGTTAGGCGACGACATTGGACTGAGGCCAGTGTCGATGTATCCGCTCGTTCCGTCTGTTTTCCAGCCGCGATCTGCCGTAAAAGTTACGGCCCCTTTTAGCGTCGCGTTTTGGCGCGGGTTCGCGAGATTGATTAACGAGCCGGCCGAGTCGGAGTTCGCGAGGTACAGGAACGATAGGCGCTCGTAAATGCCATTCTCGATCAACTCGTCGAGGACCGACTTGATTAGCGCCTGCCGTGCGCTCGTATAGCGCGATCCGGCAAAGGCAGAGTTCCAGCGGCTCATGGCTGCTGCGGACTGCTCGCTTGCCGATGGCTTGCGCGCGCACAAATAGATCCGATTGGACCGCCGCCCGGCTGTTGAGCCTTGGGTGCATAGCACAGCAAGTTTGCCATCAACAAACCCGATCCCCTCCGGCTCGTTGTAGTCTCCGGCTTCAACCTTCGCCGCATCTGCCGTTCCAATCGGCAATGAGTCTCCCTTGCTGATGATCGCGCCCGTTTGAAGGTTGTACCCATAAATACTGCATGGCGTATTGCTCTGACCAAGGCCAGCAAGGATATACAGCACGCTACCCCTAGCGGCGAACGCCTGAAAAGGATTGACGCTAGGACCGCCGGGGAATTGGTCGAGCGGAACACTCCATTCATAGAGCGCGCTGCTGCGGTAGTCTCCCGGTCCTGATGCGATCAGCGTGGCGAGGCTGTACACACGAACAACACTAGGATACGCGTTTATCGCTACCAAGTGCCGCTGATCATCCGTGATGGTGACGCTCGTGTAGTTTGTGCCCGATCCCCCATCAAAAAATTGATACTCCTGCGAATTATCCGGCTGCGCTCCCGCGACGTAAGCGAATCGCACCGCCTTGCCGACATTCGCACTGGCAGACCACAGCATTGACCCGTTCGCCGTGTATTCAAGCGAAAGCCCCTGATGTCCGAGCCGCGTAGTCGCCAAAGATGACGACATGGCAACTTGACCAACAGCCCCATCGAGGTCGAACTGAGCGACAGTTTGGTCGGCGGCGTACAAAACATAAAAGCACCGACCCACCTCATCAGCGACAAAACCTTGCGGCTGGTAGCGACCAGTCCCGCTGATGACAAAAAATCTGGCATACGCTTGATTTGCGCTCTTAATCGCCGAGTATTCGTGCGCGAGGCTCAAGCGCGCGTCGACCTTTGCCCCGAAAGCGTTGTTCAGGTCATCATGCGAAAGAACCTGCCCCTTAGAGAACGTCGTCCCCATTCGGAATCCTATAAAAAAGCCGCCCTAGTCGGCGGCTGCGACTCTTATTCATGTCGGCTTAAAGCAAACTCGACTCGTCGATGACGAAGTTGTAATCGAGACGCGAATTAGCCACGCTAAGATCGCCTTGGATCGAAACCCATGCGATCGTCGCGGCGGGAAGCACGGATGCGATTGCGGCATAGATCGCCGCGTCGGTGACGCCGCTCGTCATATCGCCAACATCCGCATAGGACGCGCGCGAAGGTGTCGCATAGCCCCCCGGCGATGTGCCGTATCCCTGAACGTATGGAATGCCGGAGCCGGATGGCCGGTATGCGGTTATGAACGCCTGATAGTTGAGCAGCAGCGAGCCATATGCGCCCGCCACGCCATAGCCGAGCGTGTTTGTCGCGTAAGCGCCCGTATCCTGCGGTCGAGTCGGCTCGATGATGGTCGGCGCGCGCCCGGTGAGGTCCGTCAGAATCTTCGTCACAGCCGCGCGTGTGCCGCGCTCTCGGATGATGTTGATTTTGATGCGCGTGCGATATGCAGCGTCCGTCTCGTTTTGCAGCCGGAGCAGACCGGACGGGCCGAAGTAATCCGCCGCCGAAATGTCGAGCCATCCATCGGTTGACGTTTGCAGCCGGGTTTGTGCGAGCAGATACACATACGCCGCATAGACCGTCACGAACGCCGACGCGATGCCGCCGATCAGCGCGTCGAGAATGGGCGAACTGGAACCGAACCAGCCCGTCGGCATGCGCGCCTTGATGCGCGCGAAGAAATCCGCTTGATCACCTGTCGCCATCAAGACACCGAAATGGTCGAGGATTTGATGACCTGCTGATTCGTCGCCGCGAGGTCAACCGTCGCGCCGTTGATCGTCAGGGTGAGCACGCTCAACACGTCGCTTGATGCGTCAATCGCGATCTGACCGAGCTTGAAGTAGGGCAACTTCGCGCCGAGCGGTAGCGTGTTGATGTACGTCGAAATCGCAGACTGCACGAGCGCGCACGTCGTAGAGTGATTGACGCCGGTCGATGTCGTTTGCAGTGTCATCACGACGCTTGCATTGACGACCGTCGGCGCGAACACGCCGAACGTCGAAGTGAACGGCCGCACCGCGTCGATCGCGTTATAGACGGCCGATAGCACAGGCGAACTCGGCGCTCCGGTTCCGTCATCGACGACGACGAAGAAATACCCCATCTGCGTAACGCCGGCTTTCGTCTGGTTCTCGACGATCGCGTATGTGAAGTTCGATCCGAGCGCCGTGATCGCCGCGCCGATTGCCGCTTTCGTCGCCCGCGCGAGTGACGCGAGGTATCCGACAAAGCGCGTGCGCGCGGCGGCGTCTGTCTCCGCATCGACGCCGTTCGTGAAGGGCAGGGCGTTCGTCGCCGTGTCGACAAACGGAATCGACTGATAGAGCACGGTGATCGTGTTCGCGCTCACGTTGCCCGACGAATCCGGCAGACTGAGCGAGTTTGAGCCGGGCGTGATGCTGACGACCGCGCACGTCACCGAGGCTTGACCGGCCGCAATGACGAAGCCGCCGAGCGTCGCGCTATATGCCGCGTTCGTTGTGTCCGCGACCACCTTATATTGCTGCGTGCCGTCGCCAGTCTGAACGATCGAGCCGACCGGGACGAGCGCTTGCTGCGTCGTCGTGAAGCGCGAGAACGTGACCGAGCCGCTTGCCGCTGTCGGCGCGAGCCGCGTGAAGCCGTATTGAGCGAACCAGGTGTCGAGGTCCGCGCCATTCGACGTCGCCGCGCGCGTCAGTGCGATCGCGTTCAGAATCAAGCCCTGAAGCCAGAGCGCGACCCATGCCGTACCCTCGCCGATGGCGCGGAGCACCGAGCCGATGACGAAGTTCACGAGCGACGAGGCGGCGCCCTGCACAGTCGTCGCGAACCCGGTCAAGATTTGCGTGAATGATTGGGTATTGACGCTCATTGATTGATGTCGAAGGAGAGGGTTTCAGTCGTGCCGGTGATCAGGTCCGCGTACTGGATATTGATCGTCGCGCCGTCGTTAAACGGCGTAATGTCGATCGTCGGCGAGGGATTGCGTGCGACACCGGGAAACGAGACGACAACGCCGCGCACGATCGCACGAAGTTCCGCGACGTTGAGCGTCGAGCCGACGCGCCGCGGCAAGCCCGCGCCGAAGGTCGGGTGATCGGAATAGTCGGCGGTCGCGAGCGGGTTGCCGGCGCGGTCGGAAAGCGCCGGGTTCGTGAGCAGCGCGCGGAGGATTTGCTGTTGCGTCGTGTCGCTGCTATCGGCGAGCAATAGATCACCGGAGGCAGAAACCGTTAGGTCGTTGCTCCAGAAATGGTAGATGTCACTCATACGGGCGCCCCGGTGTTGCTCGAACCCGACTGAACGCCGCTGTGCGTGTGCGTGCTGCCGATGCTCTTGCCGTTGTTGGTGATCGTGCCGGTTGTCGCGAGGTTGCCGGTGATCGTCGACGTCGCGCCGGTTCCGTTGTCGCCCGATACCGCCATGCCGCCTTGCCCCGTCATCGTCTGCTTGACTAGCAGCGTGTTATCCATCTGCACCGGGCCGACGAAATGGTGCTGCGTCGCGGTGTACGTGATGCTCGACGTCGCGGTGACGGTGATCGTGCCGTCGCCGTTGAACTTCATCGCGCTGCCCGACTTGTGGACGATGTACGTGTCGCCGCTTGGCACGGCGGGCGGCATGTTGACGTTCGAGAAGAAGCGCCCGACGATGCGCGGCGCGTTCGGCGAGGCGTTATCGAACGCGACTTGCACCATGTCGCCGATGTTCGGCCCGCACACGATGCCGAAGCCGTTGCCGACGCCTGCCGCGCCGAGCGGAATCCACCCGGCAACCTCGACGCCTTCCGGCTGAATCGCGACCTTGACGGCGTGCTTTGCCGGGTCATACGACGTAATGAGGCCGGTTCGCGGCGTCGTCAGGTCGAGCATCGCGAGCGCCGCGCGCTGACTCATTGCGTTAGCGAGACGGCTCAATTCGCCTCCTGCGTGTCGGGTGAATGGTTCTTGGCGCTGACGTGCAGCGTGTAGCCGTTCTCGAAGTCGAGCGCGCGCCGCAGCGAGTCGGGGTAGTAGGTTTGATCGAACGCGGTGCCGGTGCCGCTCAATGCGATCAGGCTCGATACCGTGAGCGCGTCATTACCCTGCGCGGGAATCGTGAACTCGCATTTCATCTCGTGCTGGATGATCTGTGCGTACTTGGCTTGCGCGAACTGCAAGACTTTCTCTTGCGTGAGGTTCGGGACGCTGTAGTAATACGTCTGCGATCCGCTGCCGATCTTCGATGCGCCAGGCTTGACCGTCGTTTGCTTGCTCGGCGGATAAGTCGACGTGAAAACCTGCTGCGCGGCGTCGTTCCATGACCGCACGACGACGACGATGCCTTTCGAGACGGTCAGCGCGCGCTCCAACTTCAGCCCTTCGACATTGCTCACTGAGTAGCCGGTTTCGGCGTCGGGCGGCGTCCAGTTCACGCGAAAGGGCGTCGCCGTCGACGGATCGACCTTCGGGTGAAAGTTAAGCGTCTTGCCATCGACCCACACGTTGAACTGCTCGTGCCGCGCAAGCTCACAGAGCAAATCCCACTCGGTACGCGCCGCGGTCATCTTGTCGTGATCGATTTCGTAGAACTTGCCGGCGAGCGTCTTTGTCGGCGTCACACTGGCAGTCATGCCGTGCCGCTGCGCGAGGATTTGCGCAATCTGCGACGACGTTTTGTTTTGCCATTTCTCGGTTGTTTTCGCGTCGATGAAAACTCGCGTGAGGTCGCGACCGGAGAGGTGAATAGTTCCGGAAACCGGGTCATATTCGAGCGTATCAACCTGCCCGTAAATCAGCGAGGTCAATTCCTGCGCTGTCCAATTCGTCGGGTCATCCGGAATGCCCGCGAAAATCTCGACGTAAATCTCGGTCTGGCTCGAAAGCCAGTTCAAATCTCGATCGGGCGGCAGCTTGTTCGCGGCGAAGGTGATCGAAAAGGTGTCCGCGCTCGCGAAGTTGTTGTTATCGACTTCGAGCGCGATCCACCCTTTGATTGCCGTCAGAGGTTGATCCTTGCCTGCGAGTGTCACCGCGCCGCGTACCGCCTGCGCGGTGTTAGGCATCTAGCACGCCTCCAGAGTCGCCCGTATAAGGCGGGATGGTGATGGTTTGATTGCCGCTGATGTTCGTGTCGTTGCCGAGCTGCGGATTCGCCTTCTGCAACGCCGTCCACCCGCTGACCTTGCCGTAGAACTTCGAAGCCAGGTCGAACAGGTTGCCGCCGCCGACTTGCACCGTCTTGACGCCGCTATTGATCTGCCCGAGGTTCGACCCCATGCGACCGAGCACGCTATTCAACTGCACGAGCGCCGCTTGATTCTGCATGGCGTTGATCTGCGTGCTGATGTTCGCCACCTGGCGCGATAGCGGGTTGCTCGGCAAAATGCCGCCGAGTGTCGTCACGCTCATCAGCGTGTTTTCGGTCGACGAGATGAGCACTTGCACCTGCGATCGCACGGCGTTGAGCGGTTGCAGCACGCCGTTGATCGTGCTCTTTGCCGCCTGCGCGAACGACGAGACAGAACTAATCGCCGAGTTGAGCGTCGCCATCGGCGCGGCTAGGGAAGGGAAGTTCGACGAGAGCGATGTCGCGGTCGAGAGGTCCGTATTGATGAGTTCGTCGACGCCCGGCACGGCACCGCCGCCGTCATCGTTTAGATAGTCTTGAACGACCGTGCATGAGATGCGATAGGGAATCTGATATTCCCGCTGAAACTCCGCTTCAAACTCGGTGATGACGACTTTGTAGAGGAATTCGGACCATGACAGCGTGAGCGGCAAGCCGTCGTCGTGCATCGACTTCAGCGTGAGTGCGCGGTCGAGCGCGGTCGAGCCGACGAACCAGCCCGACCAATGAATCGGCGCGTGATCGGCGCCGAGCATGTCGACGACGCGCGCCCCGCCGACGAGCCGATGAACGACCGCGCGATGCTCAGTGCGAACGGCGATGTGTTCAGGAATCTCGTAATTCTGAAACGTCACATCGCCGAGGGTGAGAATGGTCGCCATCAGTAAGCCATCCCCGCGGGCACCTGACCCATTGAGAAATCGAACGTGTTTGAACTCGCCAGACTGCCGGCCCCCTTGGCGAGATGCTTATCGAGCACCGCGCCGACTTTCTTGCCGTCGAGATAGACGTCGCCGGGTTTGCCGGCCGCGCCTGCTTGTGCGGCGGTTTTGACGTTCGGCGATTCACCGTTCAGCGAGGCGTAATAGTTGCGGTCCGCCTGAGTTGCACCATTGACGCCGACCGTAGGAGCCGGGTTGACTGCGCCGTCCCCACCGAGCCATGTCGGGCGATGCTTCCACAAGTCTTTGATGGTGTCCCAAAAGCCGACGAGCAGCCCGGTAAGAACCGGAATCGCTACCGTCAGACCGCCAATCACCCAAGCCAACCCGGAACCAATGCCGAGCACACCAGCGAGCGCAGTAACGCCGCCGATTACAACGGCGATAGTGCCGCCAACGACCAGCAGCGCGGCGAACAGAGCCATTGCGACGGCGATCGCTTTGACGAGGCCCGGATTGTTCTTCGTGAACGACTCAACGCCGCCAAGAATCTTATTGAACGCATCCATGCCGCGATTGACGATCGGCAAGACGTGCTCGCCGATGTTCGTCAGAATCTTTTGCCAGCTCGCCGCAGCAGCCTGTTTCTTGCCGTCGAACGTGTTCATCAGCGTGTCATACGCCGAATTGATGCCTTTTTGCTTCCTCACTGCGTCGACAGAGTGCGCCAGCGTTTCGCCGTTGCGGTCGATCTGCGAGTACAGCATGCCGCCAGTGCGCCCGAACAGCTTCACGTTGTAATTGTCGCGGTCGGCTTGCGTCTTGAGGCCCATTTTGTCGTACATGGGGCGCACGAACTTCTGAAACCATTCTGCCGGGTCTTGCTGAAGCACTTCCGCGCCCGCGAGCAAACCCTTCGATTGAATGTTCGCGACGCCGCCGTGCGGGTTGAACTTGACGTTCTTCCCATTCCACAGGCCGGAGTTGATCAGTTCATGCACAATCTGATTCGGCAACTTGATATTGCCGTTCAGCCGGTTGTACGCCGTCATCAGCGCAGTACCGGCCGATGTACCCTTCATCGACCCCATGATCGGTTCAAGTTTCGACAAGCCCGAATCAGTGAGGTTGAGCGCCGAGACACCGCCGCGCGCGAAGAAGGCGCGCAAATCCTCGTACTTGATGTTGCCTTGCGACGAGTTGACCATCCGATAGTAGAGGTCCGCTCGCCGGTTGAATTCTGACGCGCTGTGCAAGCCGCCCGTTTCTTCGATCGCGCGCAGGAAGTTCATTTCGTCCGCGTGCGACATTTCCTTGCCGCTCGCCTTCGACAGCACGGCGAGTTTCGCGAGCATCGGCGAGGCGAGTTTTGCGCCTTCGAGCGCCGCGCTACCTGACAGACCCGATTCGCGGAAAACGCCCTGCGCTTCGGTCATCTTTTTCAGGTTGTCAACATACGACGAGCCTGCGATGTTCATGTTCTTCGCGAACTCGAACGCCTCTTGATTCTGCTTGTCGGTCATGCCGAACAAGCTAAAATTGGCTTTCGCCTTCTCCCACTTCGACGCGGCATCAATGG